GTTCACATAGGTCATCAGTTTGCGGTGCGTAAGAAGTGACAGGCAACATTGTTACACGCCCCCGTAAACCTGCTGGATGGTGGACGCCCGAAAGGCGGCAAGAAGTTTGGGATATGTACGTAGCTGGTGAGCCTTTTGAGGTGATCGCCAAGCATTTCGGTGTGACTCTCTCCGCCGCTGCACGGCAAGTTTACGCCCATAAGAAGGAGCAATCCAAGTGAGTGATGAAGTGAAAGTGAAGCCGGTGGACCCGGATTATAAAATCCCCAGCATCATGGTGGCGACACCCATGTACGGCGGCATGTGCACTGGGGCTTACGTGCAGGGCTTGCTCTTCACGATGGCCAAGATGCGCGAAGTGGGGGTGAATATCTTCTGGTGCCAGATCACCAACGAGAGCCTCATCACCCGTGCCCGCAACGAACTGGCGCGTGTCTTCCTTGAGAAGGAGATCGACTACCTGATGTTCATCGACGCCGACATTGGCTTCGATCAGAACGCTGTGGCTATGCTGTTAGCGGGAGACAAGGACATCGCGTGCGGTATCTATCCCAAGAAGGAAGTGAACTGGGAGAGCGTCAAGAAGGCAGCGCGTGAGGGCAAGAACGACCTGCACGACCACGCTGGCGCGTTCGTGTTTAATATGGTTGGCAGCGGTCACCAAGAGACGGATGACGACGGCTTCATTGAGGTGCGCCACGGCGGCACGGGCTTCATGCTCATCAAGCGCCGTGTTTTTGAGGAGCTTGCTCCGCATGTGCCCACCTATCGGGTATCGTCATTCTTTGATCCGGAGAAGGGGGAGTATGCCAAGCCCCTGACCCATGAGTTTTTCGCAACAAGTATCGACGACAGCGGAGCGTTGCTGTCCGAGGATTATCACTTTTGCGAACTTTGGCGGAAGCACGGCGGCAAAATCAATGCCCACCCGTTCATCCGTCTAACCCACACCGGCACGTACACCTATGATGGTGACATTCTAAAGTCCGGTGGCAACCTCAAGTAGGAGCAAGCAAATGACGACGAAGACTAACAAAGCGAAAGACGTGAAGACACTACTTAGGAGGGGTTTTTCCACTAAGGATATTACCGACCACATGGCGGTAAGTCCGGGCTACGTCTGGCTACTGAAGAAACAGATGGCCGAAGAGGAGGCGGAAGAAAACGACGACAACGTGGTGCGTCCAAGGGTTGTAAGTACGCACCCGCATAAGATGCGACGTGTTACGAAAGAACACGCAGAACACCTTAAGGGACTGGACCCTAAAGTCCGAGCAGAACAGATCGAGATACTGGACCGTGATCGGCCTGCGTACTTTAGAGACGCAAATGCAACCCTGACGGAGCGTGACTACCCGGAAGCGAAGTCCGAGCTGGCCAACATGCCGCCGGAGGAATACTTAGAGCTGCTCCACAGCTTGTCTAGCGGTAAGGGCAAAGAGCGCGTAGCGCCTAAAGTTGATAAGGTAGATGCAACCCTGACGGAGCGCGGCGAGGACTACGGTAACTACGCCAATAAGGCGGTGTTCATTCAGGAGGTGAAGTATCTTATGCGGAGCGGCCCAAGTTGGGATACCATGGACCCCGACATGCGTGAGAGCATGGATATGATTGCCCATAAGATGGGGCGTATCGCTTACGGTGACCCGTCGCACCTAGATAGCTGGGTAGATATCGCCGGCTATGCTAAGCTGGTCTCAGACCGACTACAAGGCACGTCGAGATAAGGCTAAAATAATGACAGCGTGGTCCTATAGCAGCATCAAAACCTTCGATCAGTGTCCGAAGAAGTACTACCACCTCAAGGTGGTTAAGGACGTCAAGGATACTCCGGGGGAGGCTGCTGACTATGGGACCGCCGTCCACGAAGCGGCTGAATTGTTTATTACGAAGGGGGCACCCATCCCTGAGAAGTTCGCATTTATGAGAACTTTTGTTGAGCCGCTGGCAAAGAAGCAGGGCACCAAGTACGCTGAGATCAAGATAGGTGTGGCCAAGATCGGGGATGAGTTTCAACCCCGTGGCTTCTTTGGTAAGGACGTCTGGTACCGGGGCATCGCTGACTTGCTCATCGTGAACGGCAGCAAGGCGTGGTTGGTGGACTACAAGACCGGCAAGAACGCCAAGTACGCGGACATCAAACAGCTAGACCTGCTGGCTGGGGCCATCTTCGTTCACTTCCCTAAAGTCGAGACCATCAACTCTGCTCTGCTGTACGTTGTTAGTCAGGATATGCCGAGGAAGATTCACCATCGAGAGCAGCTGCCCATCTACATGGGTGTGTTTGACGAGCAATTGGATAGGCTGGAGGCAGCTAAAGAGAACGGTGTGTGGAACGCCACCCCCAGTGGGCTGTGCGGGTGGTGCCCGGTTGAGACGTGTGAACACTGGCGGCCACGGAGGCGCGGATGAAACTGCTAAGCCTGAAGCCGGAGCTTGATGATTACCATCAGAGTAGGGCTAACAAGCACGGCTACCTATACTACCTTACCCATATAATTGGGCCGAGCAAAAGGTGGCCAGATTTGGTAGAAGGGAAGTCACTTGCCACGGGGCGCATCGTCACCCTGATGGCTCCGTACTTTGAGACGAAGGAGGTAGAGGGTGGCTAGGGATTACAAGGCGGAGTACGAGAAGTATCAAGGTACGCTGGTGCAGAAGCGCAACCGGGCCAAGCGCAACGCCGCCCGAGCGAAGCTCACGAAAGAAGGCAAGGTCAAGAAGGGCGACGGCATGGATGTCGCCCATGTCCGTGCGTTTGATAAGGGTGGCGGTAACGGTGACGGCTTGCGTGTCGAGCCCAAGAGTAAGAACCGGTCGTTCCAACGTGATGGTAAGAACAATCTGGTGTCGGAGACCAGCAAGCGCGAACGCAAAAACAAGTAACTTGCTAGGAGCAAACTAGTGCAGATTATCGAAGGCAGGGCGCTGCTCGTCAGCGTTGATGACCCGTCTGTTATTACATCTGTAGTAACAAAGAGCGCTCGCACCAGCGAAGGTGTGTTGGTGAACTGGGGCTACAAGGAAGCGAAGGCACTGGTGAAGCTGGGGATAGATGCCCCGTCGCCCATCCTGCGCGACTATACGTGGACCGGGCGATACACCCCTTTCGACCATCAGAAGATCACGTCGTCGTTCTTATCTCTGCGCGAGCGGGCGTTCTGTTTCAACGAACAGGGTACGGGTAAGACCGCTAGTGTCATCTGGGCTGCCGACTACCTAATAAAGAAGGGGCTCGTGAAGCGAGTGCTGGTGCTGTGCCCGCTGTCCATCATGAAGTCGGCGTGGCAGCAGGATGTTTTTAAATTCGCCATGCATCGTTCGTGTAGCGTGGCGCATGGCGCTGCAAAGCAGCGCGGGAAAGTTATCCGGGCCGGAGCAGACATTGTTGTCATCAACTTCGATGGCGTGGCGACCGTGCTTGACGAGATTATAGCTGGTGGCTTCGACCTTATCGTCGTGGACGAGGCGTCGGCGTACAAGAACGCGCAGACCAATCGCTGGAAAATCCTGAACAAGATTGTGAAGGAGACTACGCCACGAGTCTGGATGCTTACGGGTACGCCAGCAGCGCAGTCACCACTGGATGCTTACGGTCTGGCGCGGTTGTTAGAGACACCCAAGTGCCCAAAATATTTTGGGCCTTTCCGCGATAGCGTGATGATGTCGGTCAGCAAGTTTAAGTGGGCACCCAAGCCTAACGCAAACAAGATCGTGCACGAGATGCTTCAGCCGGCGATACGGTTCGAGAAGAAGGACTGCCTTGACCTGCCCGACGTTGTCCACGTCGAGCGAGAGGTAGAGATGACCCCTCAACAGCGCAAATACTACAATCAGCTTAAGAGCCAGCTGCTTATCGAGGCAGCGGGCGAAGAGGTCAGCGCCGTCAACGCCGCCACGCGGGTGAACAAGTTGCTCCAGATCAGCGGAGGCGCGGTCTATACGGATGATGGGCAAGTGCTGGAGTTCGATGTCTCCAACCGTATCACGGCGGTGCTAGAGGTTATCAACGAGACGTCCAACAAGGTGCTGGTCTTCGTCCCCTTCACCCACACCATCAACATACTGGTAGCTAGGCTGGAGAGGGAGGGCATTAGCTGTGACGTCATTAGCGGTAAGGTGCCGGTCAACCGCCGCAGTGATATCGTCACCAAGTTTCAGAACGACCCTGACCCAAAGGTGCTGGTTATCCAGCCGCAGGCCGCCAGCCATGGCCTTACCCTTACGGCGGCAGACACAATAATCTGGTACGCACCGGTCACGTCAGTGGAGACCTACCTGCAAGCCAATGCCCGCATCAACCGCCCCGGCCAGAAGAACGCCATGACGATTATGCACATCCGGGGTAGCGAGGTGGAAGCCCACCTGTACAAGATGCTCCAAGGTAACATCGAAAACCACGAGCGGTTGATCGACCTGTACAGAAACATACTTGACACGGTCTAAGACCGCTGCTACTTAAGCAATCCCGGCAACCATAAGGAGCAAACCATGTCGGATAATGTAGACATCGAGAGTATGGTGGAGGTGTACCGGAAAATCCGTGACACCATTGCCGAGCGTAAAGAACAGTTTGAAGCAGAGCTTGAGCAGCTTAACAATAGCCTCGAGGCTATATCCGCAGCTATCTTGGAGTTCTGCAACGCACACAATCTAGATAGCGTTAAGACCCCGATGGGCACTGTGTCTCGTCGTGTTCAGACCCGCTACTGGACTAACGACTGGGAGTCTATGTACAACTTTGTAGTCGAGAATAACGTCCCGTTTATTTTTGAGAAGCGTATCCATAACGGGAACATGCAGCAGGTGCTGGACGAGAACCCAGACCTGATGCCGGCGGGCCTTCAGCTCGACCGCAAGTTCGTAATCCAAGTTCGCAAACCTAGCAAAAAAGGTGAATAACCATGAGCAACCTGACTATCTTTGCAGAAGCATCTAACGTCCAAACCGTGCGTCGGCAGTCCAAACTGCTGGATAAGATGGGTAGTAGCGGCGGTAGCCTGCGTCGTATCGGCCTGAACACCAACGGCACCTTCAAGCGCGTCGTGGGCGGTGAGCAGATCGGTAAGGCAGTCCCGCATCAGCTGGACGTCATCATCGTTGACCTGCTGGCCGAACCGTCGCGCCAGTTCTACGGCTCCAAGTACGACCCCAGCGCAGCGGCCACATTGCCTGACTGCTGGTCGAACGATGGTAAGACTCCGGATATCAAGGCTACTGGTCGGCCCGCTTCCTCCTGCGTCGCTTGCCCTAAGAACGTCGAAGGTTCTGGCGACAACGGTAAGGGTCGCGCCTGTCGCTACCTGCGCCGCATCGCTGCGCTGGTAGTTGGTGACTCATCTGGTGAAGTTTACCAGATGCAAATCCCGGCGGGCTCCCTGTTTGGTAAGGGTACGGACAACGTCCACCCGTTCGAGAACTACAAGAAGTTCTTGCTGGCCAACGGCGAAGCTGTGGATACCGTCGTCACCCGTGTGATGTACGACCTTGACGCAGATACCATGAAGTTGAAGTTCACCCCGGTGCGCCTGCTTACCGAGGTGGAAGCTGGCTTTGTGGACGCTGCACAGGAAGACCCCGAGACCAAGCGCTACGTGGGCCTTACTGTGGTGGAGACTGGTGGCCAGAAGGCTATCGCTGCGCCTGCCGAACCAAAGACAATTGAAGTTAAGGCTATCCCCGCTGCACCTGCTGCACCTGCTGGTAACCCCTTCGGTGACGATGAGGACGAAGAGGAAGAAGCTCCTGCTGCTCCGGTGAAGCGCGCTTCGCCTAAGCGCAACGTGGCAGGCACTACTACTGCTAAGCCCGAGCTAAAGCAGGTCATGGCCGCATGGTTGGACGAACCAGATGAGGGTGAGGAGTAAGCCATGCGAGGCTACAGTATCGAAGTAGCCGAGGCTATCTGGAAAGGGGATCAATCCCGTCTAGGGGTGCGTTTGGGCAAAGCTTGCGTCAATCGCCGTATCTCGGTAGCGAAAGTTGCCGAGACCCTAGGGGTGACGCGTCAAACGATCTATAACTGGTTCGTAGGCGCGTACGACCCTGCCGAGTCCCATCGGGAAGCGGTAGAGAAGTTTTTAGCTAGCCTCGACTAACATACGCAAAGAGAGCAGAACTGGCGGGTTTTCCCCGCAGCGGTGAGTTACGCCCTATGGACTTCGACCTTTTACAGCACGTCCAACCTGCGTCTGGCCATTTCGCCATCGTCGGTATTAAGGACGGTCGCGTACGGCAGACGCTCGTACCGACCCGAGAAGAGGCGGACGCAGCAATCGAGACTTATTTACAAGGAGGTAGAGATGTATATTTCGGTGTAGCAAAATACGTAGAGTCAACCAGCAGGACTCAGGAAAACGTACAGGCTCTCAAAGCTTTCTGGCTGGATATCGACTGCGGGCCGAGCAAAGACTACGACACGCAGGAAGCGGGGTTAAAGGCGCTTGGGAAGTTCTGCACGACCGTAGGTCTGCCCCGCCCCACTTTGGTGGACTCCGGCCATGGCTGGCATGTCTACTGGGTGCTGAACCAAGAAGTTAGTCGTGCACAGTGGGAGCCAGTGGCGTCACGGCTGCGCGAGGTCTGCCGCACCCAAGGGTTGCGTGTGGACGAGAAGGTCTTTGAAGCGGCGCGCATCCTGCGCGTACCGGGTACGTTCAACCTGAAACGCGGCGGGCAGGCTCCTGTCACCATGGCGCATGTTGGAGGCCCCCTCGACTTCGACGCTTTCTGTAAGCTGCTTGGGGTAGCACCTCCTGCACCTGCTGCACCGGGCAAGTCTATCTTTGACCC